CATAGTCAGCAGCGAGCGCGTGGGCGCGTACAGCGGCAACGTCAGGCAGGAAGCCGTCAATCACCCTCACTCACCCGGCTCCGCGTCTATGTAGGCCGTCAACAGGTCGGCGCGAATGGGGCTGGTGACGCGAATCTTTAGCCGCCAGTCACGCCCCAGCCCGAACCGGCGAAACCGGACGCGGTGGAGATACTGGCCCAGCTCGCCCAAGGACTGCTCGCGCCAATCGCCGTAGGTGTGGCCGCCGTCTTTGGAGATAGCGATTAGAACTTTGCGGTCACTCATGCGGTAGTCCAGCAAACAGAGGCGACGGCCGCGCCGCTAGTCGGCGGGGAGGCGAGCAGGGAAATCCCCGCAACGCTTGGCGATTCATAGACGCACGGGTAATCCTGCGTGCAGGCCAAGGCGATGTAGGCAAGGCTGGCGGTTTGCGATACGGCAGAGACTCGCGCCGGCACGGCTCCGGGCGGCTGGTCCGCTGCTGCGCCTACCAGCGTGATGCTTTCGCTGCCCGGGGTGCCGTCATAGTCCAGGACTCGCACATAGGTCGGCGTGGTGCTGCCGATGGCGACAATTCCGGCCTCGTCATCCGTCCAGAACACGGCGCGAATCTCGCCCGAGAAAGCGCCCAGGTGCGTGTAGGACGCAAGCTGCGCCGGGGTCCCGGAAACGTCATAAACTTCAATGTAAGGGGTTGTCGCGGTCGGGGTTCCGCAAACCACCGCAAGGTCGCCGGCAGTATTAAGCGCGACGAAGTTGCCGGCACCGCCCGGAGGCCCGCCGAAGCGAGTAAGCGCCGAAAGAGCGCCGCCCGAAAGGTCTGAGTACCAGAACTGCCCGTTTGCCGCGCTGCTGCCATAGGTGCCGTAGAGGCGCGCACCTTTCCAGACAACAAAGGACACCTGAACATTGTCCGCGAAGGTGGGGGGTGTAATATCGGTGAGCGTGTCGCCCGACCGGCTGTAGACAGAAAGCCTGTCCGAGCCATTGGTCAGGCGGCAGACCGCAAGGCTAAGCCCGTCATCTGACCAAGCCGCGTGCGCGATGAGCGTGGTTGCCGCACTTGCTGGCACCGACAGCACGGACCACAGCCCGGTGCCGGAGTCGTACTTCCTGAACTCAAAGCCGGAGCCGGCGTTGTGCCTGGCTCCCACCGCATATTCGCCGCCCGGAGTGGCCGCCACTATGTCTACGGTGGAATCCCAGCCAATATCCGCGCCGGCTACGGCAAGGGCCGATGGCGCGCCATCGTATGCGCGCACATCCGTGATTAGGGCGAAGCCCTCAAGGATTATCGTGGAGTCGGCCAAATCGTCATACAGGCCGTTCGCATCGGTCACGCGTACCACCCACGAATAGCTGGCGGCGGTAGTTGGTGAGCCGGACAGGACGCCCGCGCTTGACAGCGTGAGACCGGCTGGCAGCGCAGCGGAGCCGGGAGCCAGCGCCACCACCAGCGGAGCCGTGCCGCCCGAAGTCGAGTAGGCGTAGCTGTAGGCCACGCCGATGGAACCGTTAGGCGCATCGCCCGTGATGCTGGGGCCGGTAGGTTGGGCCTCAAATACCGCAGGCCCAGGGGCCGGGCCGCCCGTACTGAAAAGAAGCTCAATCTCACTTACCAGAATCCGGGCCTGACTCTCGGACAGCGCGCCGGTCACGCGCTCGCGCACCAACTCGTCCGCGCCGTCATAGCAATAGTCCCAATCCAGCGAATACAGCTTGCCGGTGTGCATATCGCCGCCAACCCACATGCCGTTCCAGTAGGCCAGCGAGTTAATGCGCCAAGTGTTCATGCCCGGGCTGCTGCGGCGGTGGAACAGGCCGCTAAGAAGGTCATAGCCCAGCGTGAACTTGCCCGGGACGGTCAGGTAATAGACCTTATGGCCGCGATCTTCCCAGGTGAAGGCGTAAGCGCGCTTCATCTCGGAGTCAGTGCAAGTGGCGAGCAAGGCTTCTTCAGCGGCTGTACTAATTCTGACAGCCGTATAGCCTTCCATGCGCCGGATGATTCGCTTGTCATCAGGCCAGAAAACGGAGTTATCCATGCCGGCCACGCCGTAGCGGGATGCACACCCGTTCTCAACCACGGTATTGCTGGCACGCTCAAAGGTGCCGGTGCCGCCGCCCGTGTTAACGAACGGCTCAATGGTTTCCTTGCCGAAAATCAGCACCTCTCGGTGACTGACGTAGGCCGAAACAATGCGGTCGGGGTCGCCCTCGGCTTCGTACTGGTCAATCGTGCTGTAGTTCAGCGCGTCGGCCAGCTCGGAGTGACCCCAATAGCGGCCCTGCGGCTCCACATAGCCAAGGTACTGGTCAACGTAGAACGCCATGAACGAGCCGGGGAAGCCCTCATCGGTGACCTTGCCGAACACCAGGGTGGCCGTGTTCAGCACATACCGGGCCGCGCCGTTGTCCACCGCCAGTTCATTGCCATAGCCGCGCTGGTTGTGCGCCATGCTCACGCGGTCAACGCCGGGGACGGTGCCACGCGGGATGAATACCAGCGCGTTGGACAGTTCATAGAGGGTCGTGCCGGATACGACATACATCCGGCCCTCGACGGTGTGCAGCCCGCGAATGGGGCCGCCGCCGTCCACCTCAGCCAGCGGCTTGACGCCCGGAGGCTGGCGCAGCATGAATTGGGAGCGAGCGCCCGGGGATTCAGCGCGAACGGGGAGCCAGTTAAGCGTGTCCTCGGCCGAAAACTGCCGGTCAGCGTCCTTGCCGTAGCCGCCAACGATGGATACTTCGCGGCGCATCAGCGAGCACGGACCCGGAGGCGCGAACCGCTATAGGCCCGCATACGCTCCTGTGCGTTCGCCTGAGCCAACAGGTTGCGGTAGTACGCCTGCCATACCGGAATGCGCCTATCGAAGCCCAGGAAGGGCGCGGAGGCGTACAGGGCGGCATAGAGGAACAGCTCGGGGAATCGGACAAAGGTGGGGTGCAGCGTGGTGGAGAGCGCAACCGGCTTGGCGTAGTAGCGGCCAGCCAGCACCGCGCCATTCTCGGCGGTCGGGGCGAAGATGATGCTGTCGCCGGCCAGCGCGCACTTGCGGACAGGCGCACCGCCCACGGACAGGGACCGGCGCACTTCCTCTTCCGGCACAACGTCCAGCGGCTTGGTGGGGTCAAACCACACCGCACTCAGTTCAAGGCAGTCGGCCGGGATGGCGGCGGCATTGGACGCCACGACCACGGACAGGGCGGCTTCCATCGTGGAAGCGCGAAGCGGGCCAAGCTGTTCGGCCTCGGCTCCGGTGTAGACCATGCCTTCCCCAAGGGAGATCATCAGGTCAATGGTTTGCGGCTGGATATCGGCGGCCACTTCGTCGCCGTCAATCATCAACTGCACAGCGCCTCGGAAGTCGCTATAGGTGGCGAAGGCCGTCACAGGCGGCCCTCCCAAATTCGGAACGCGCTCAAGGCCGGGTCAGACAGCATCCGGTCGGCGTGTTTGTGGTCGCGCATGAAATCGGCAAAGGTGATGCCGTTGTCATTGATGTATCGCTGAACGATGAACGCAGGAACGCGGGCCGCGTGCTTAACATCGCTGGACCCGGTGGCACCCACGCCGCGCAAGTTGGCGCAATGGTCGGCAACGGCTTTCAGGTCGCCCACGCGGGCCTCATGGACCGCCGCAAAGCCGCCGTCGTGGTGTTCAAGTCGGAAATCCATCGCCCCTCCAAAAGAAAGGGGCCAGCCCGAAGGCCAGCCCCTGTGTCACTTCCTTGTGACAGCCGGCCTAATTAAGCGCCGGAAACGGTGCAGTCGCGGATGGCGTACAGCGGCTTCTCATCGCCAACCCACAGCGACACTTCCATGCGGACCTGATGGTTCTGAGCATCGCCCACGGTCGCCAGCTTCTCGGACTCAAAGCCGCGCAGGGTCGCACGCTTCACCTTGTCCGGGTCCACGATGTAGACCGTGTTGCGCAGGCCAGCGGTCGTACCCGCCATGACGCGGTTGGGGACGATCTTGGTCACGCCGAAGTCCGACTTGTAGAAGTCGAACGCGGTAGCCAGGGTGACCGAGCCTTTGCCCGACACTTCGCTAACGCGCTGCACGCCGCCAGTGAAGCCCGAGATACGGACCTTATGCGCCGGGGAGCAAAGAACCACCGCGCCGTCGCCGCCATTCTCGTAGCAAGTCTGGAGGCCCAGCTTGAGGTCATCCTCGGTGAACGCGGTCAGCGCACCAGCCACCGGGGCGGTGTTGGTCACCGGGTCCGGCGAGGTGCCAATCACGCGGTCGTTGGTGATGAAGCCGAACAGGCCGCGCATCTTCGGGGCCACCGCATCGGTGCCGGTCACGGTCGCACCGGACGCCACGCCAGCCGCTTCGTAATCGCGCTTAAGCTCGATCATCTTCTTGGCGAGCAGGCGCTTGGTTTCCTTCTCGCGGCCATACTTCTTGACGCGCTCGGAGGTATTCGACACCGAAACCGTGTCCTGGATGATCTGGGTACGGTTGTTGAGCAGGGTCGGCTGGGTCTGCGCGGCGTAGGTCGCGTCAGCGCCTTCAATCGCGCCTCGGGTCTGGTCCGGGGTGCGGTAGGTGTCGCGCTGCCACTCAAAGTACACGTTCTCAATCGGCTGGCTGCCGATCATGGACATAAGCGGGGCGTCGGACGGGTTGAAGTTGAAAATCTGGTCAAGCACATCTTCTTTGACCTTGACGATGCTCGGGGTGATGAGGGTGTTAACAGGCATATCGAATCCTTAAAGGAGGTTGGAAAGCGAGTCGAGGGAGGGCTTGGCCCTGTGGGCCTTGATGGCCTCCTGACGTCGCGCCAGTTGCGGGGGTTGGTTCTGGCCCGTGGGCTTGTGAACCTTGGGAAGCTGGTTAACCGGCTTGAGCTTGGCTTTCTCGGCTTGCAGGGCGTCATACGCCTTCGCCTTCTTCGCCATCTGCCAAAAGCCCGGCTCCAGCAGCGCCTGTTCTGCGTTCTGCGGGGTCAGGCCAAGTTCCTTGGCGTACCCGGACAGGTCATCAAACATGGCGTCATTCCAGCCCGGCAGGGTGTCCTTCAAGACCTTCTCGGCAGACTCGGCCTTGTAGTTGAGCCAGGCTTGCCGGTTACGGGCCTGTTCTTCCCCAAGACGGTGAGACTCCGCGATAGCCGTGTTTAACTGGCCCTTGCGTGCTTCGTACAACTCTTTCTGTGCGAGGTAGCTATGCGCGTCGGTCTGCGCTAGCGAAATCGGCGGCGGCTGGCCGATCTGGGACTGCATATATTCGGCGTAGGCGTTAAGCCTGTTCACCGCTTCGGTGTGCGCCTGTTCCTGCTGCTGGCGGTACTGCTCGGCCTGCAACTTGATAGGCTCGATAGCCTTGCGTTCCTCCGCAAGCGCCATCGTTTTCTGTGAGTAATCGAAGCCCTTTTGGGCCTGCTCGATCAACTCGGACTGCTTGAGGGTGACTTCCTTGCCATCAACCTTGATGGTGAAAACCGCTTCCTCTGGCGCGTCCTCGTCCTCGGCGTCCGCGTCGGGGTCAGCCTCCCCGTCCTCGGATTCAATCTCTACTTCGGGCAGCTCGGAATCCTCGCCATCTTCCGAATCGCCCGGCGCGGTTCCATCATCCCCAAGGGCGTCAGCCAGGGAATCAATGGTTACTACGCCATCGGCCGGCTGGCCGTCGTGGCCGTCACCTTCCATAATTGCCATCACACTTCCTTGCGTTCTGCGTGGGCGTCCTGCCCGCGCTTATGTCCCCGTGGGGATGCTTACAGCGGCACAACCTCGCCGCTTGCCAGGACAGCCGCAGGGCTGCCCCGACCAATCTTTGCCGTGCCGTAGATGCCGGCCCACAACGCGCCTACCGGCTCGGGCCACCACACCTGACACACCGGGTTGCCCTCGGCCTCCAGCTTGCTAATCAGGCGCTTCGTTTCAGCCCAATCCGTTCGGACAGCGACTGGCGGTGCGTGATCTTGTCCAGCGCCACCCTGCCCGTTCGCATCGTCGCCTCTAGGCGGCTGCGAATGAGCGTCAGCGCCATCAGCAGGCGGTGAAGCTGCTCCCTTTCGTGGGCGTCCCGGCTGTCTCGCCATTTGTGCATCAACTCCTGCTCAATCGCGGCGTAGCCTTCCGAATACGCCGGGTTATCTAGGACGGCCTGCGCCTGCCGTCCGCGCTCGGCCTCTACGGCGTCACTCATGCCGGCGTGTACTTCGCAACGCCTACAGCAACGGCGGTGACCAGCTTCTTGCCGATCAAGTCCATCGTGCCGCCCATGACCTCGGCGGGCTTCTTGCCGCTAAGGGTGAACACGGGAAGGTCGTTGTCAGGGGTGTCAAGGTAGAACGTCACGCTCTCGTTACCGCGCAGCCCTTCGGCATCGTCGGTGAAGATGGCGACGGTCTCACCCTGCACGACGGACAGCGTGGCGTCCGCATAGGCGGCGGTGGTCGGAACTTTGACTTCGGTAGCGGCCATTAGGCAATTTCCTGTTCGGGCGGCGAAATGGCCGCGACAATCTGCGAAACAATCTGGGTCAGTTCGGCCACCTGAGCTTCAAGCGCGGCGATCTGTTCGGCGTCATCGCCTTCCTTGGATGCGCCGTGGGCGGCTTGCAGGAACTTGGCCTGCTGCTCGTTGCGCTTAATCTCCAACTCTTCGCCGGCCACCACCTCATCGAAGTGAAGCTCGCGGGCCTTAAGTTCCAGCTCGGCGGTCTTGATGCCGGTGTCGGTCTTGAGCGCCTGATTCTCTTGGGTAAGCTGCTGCACCTGGTCTTGCAGACCCTTCATATCCTGCTCAACCTGGCCCTGCATTTGCTTGAACGCTTCGGGGTTAGGCGGCATACCGGACGGCTCGGCATCCACGAATCGCTCCGGGTTGCGGAACTCGTTGGCTTCCACATACAGGCGAATCGCCTCGGCCAAGTGCTTGGGCTGAACCACACCCGCAGGCACGCCCACGCCTTGAAGCATCTGCATAAGGCCCATGATGCGGGTGGACTGCTGCTCCTTCGTGCCGGTGCCAAGGCCCACGTTGATCTTGGTGCGGAGCTGGCTCTTGAAGTCGCCGGGGTTAATCGGCACGAACTGGCCGTTCAGCGCGACCATCTCGGCCTGATTCTGGTGCTGTACCGCCAGCTTCATCATCTTGGCGAACAGCTTTCGCATACCGACCGCGAAGTGACGGGCGATCAAGCCCATCCGCATATCGGCCTTGGCGGTAAGCAGTTCCATGCCGCCCTTGGTCTTGTTCATCGCGTTAGCGTCGGTGCCGGCGCTGTAGCGGTTGTAGCCCGTGCGGGTTTCGGCCCAGGACGCGATGTATTCGTTGAACTGGTACGCCGGGCCACCCAAGGATGGCTGTGCAATCGGCTGGATGGCGTCGGACGCCGGGCCACGGCCACGAATCACACCGCCTGCGCGGCTGTCCAGTACGTCATCAATGTTTACATCGGCCGCCGTGTTGACGTAGGTAC